GCTTTTGGTCGTAAAGAATTCGGACGCTCATGACGCCTTCTCCTGTTTCGGCTTGTCGGATTTCGTTTCCCACTGATACGACTTGCACTTTGGACACGCTTTCGCGCGGCGCGTGCTCCGACTCATCCACACATGCCCGCAGCGCTTACACTGCAATCGCGGCACTTCCATACGTATTATCATATGTAGGCCGGTGCGGCTTGTCAACGAGAATCGGAAGGCGTATAACTAGCCCTGTGGACGTGCCTGATCAGATCTCCGACGCGGCCGAAGCCTGGCTCTCCGAACTGCACGATGATTTCGCCTACGAACTCGGCAACCAGGCGATCGCCTCCCCGCATACGAAATACGAATCCTCGAAAGCCGCCGTCTTGGCGATGCTCCGGCAAGCGTATGTCCACGGACGCGAAGAAGCCTTGCGCGCGTTGACCCCGCCGCCGGATTTCGATCAGGACGTGACGCAGCTCGAACAGCGCCAGCCGATCAATACGTCACGCGGGATCCGAGAGGCGCAATGACGCCGAAACAACAGGCCCTCGCGGCCGAACTGGCGAAGCAACACGAGCCCTCCCCTGTCAAAGCGGCGACGATGCTGCACGATGGCACGGCGCACGGCCACGCCTTGACCGATAAGCAGCGCAAGTTCTTCGGCGCCCGCTCGCATGGAATGCCGCCGTTGAAGAAACCATGATCGCCCCATCTCGCCGGAGCTTTCTGCGCGTGCTGTTATCCTTGCCGATTGCCGCGACGCTCGACGTGGAAAAGCTGTTGTGGACGCCGAGTCCGATCGTGGTCGTGCCGACGTTGTCGCTCGCCCATACGGAACCGAACATCGGCGAAATATGCGCGACGATATGGGAACGGCAATTCGGCGCGCTGCCGGCCGACAACATTTTTTCGTCGAGAACCTTCTTCCACTCGATTGGAAAATATTATTTCGCGAACGAGTCATGAAGCCGCACGAGCCGCGCGAAGTCGTGATCCTGATGGAAGAAGCGCCCGATCACTCGCAACGCTGCCGCTTCACGGTCCTGCCGCAACACGGGCTCGATGTGATTGTCGAACGCGAACGCGCCCCATTGGATGGCGCCGTCCTCGGCGAACGCGTGTGGTATTGGCAACACGAAGAACGCGCGTTAACCGGGCAACGGATCTTCCGCGAAATCGCGCCACCGCCGCCGCCCGAATGGAAAGAGAATCCGATCTTCGATGAGATGGTCGTGAAAGAGCCGCTCCCGTTTACGTGGCCGCCCAGCTACGATCCCCGCAAACTCACGCAGGATTCCTAAGCCATGCACGCGATGGTCTTTCGCGCGTCGGCCCGCAATCGCAAACTGATCCGCCAGAAATATCGCGGGATGCCGCGCGCCTTGCCGAAGTTCGCCTCGTTGCGCTTCGATCCCGCACGGCCCTTCGCGCATCCGGTGACACTGGCCCATCTCCGGCAGTTGGCGCTCTGTGGGTTTATCGGACTGCAACGGATTCCCCGCGAAGCGATTGCACGATGACCAACATTGGTCACACCCTCGCGGACGCGTGGAATAAGGCCCTGCTGGAATGTCCAGATCCTTACGTCGATAGCCGCATTCTGAATCCGCTATTCGGCCTACCGTGCGAGACGTATCGCGAGCACCTCGACCGGCCGCGTCGCAATTATCTCGGGCACATCATCCCGCGGATTGCGCTCGTGCGTCGATGGATGCTTCGCGATCCGCACCGTGCAGCGTCACGCTTGCCGTGATTTTCATTCCGCCGCCCGGCCTCACGAGCTGGCCGCCCGTCGAATCGTGGACCGAACGTGAATGGACGTGCTGGCTCAGTCAGCACAGTTACACACCCGAACAAATCGCCAACTATCTCAACAGAGACAGATTTCTCTACGGCGTTGGCCTGACACCGACGGGCCAACGGGCCACGCCACAGAACGCCTACGAGAAAGGCGTCAAGTGGCTCTACCAACCGACGCCGAAAGGCGTCACGCTGCACGCCACGCGCGACGGCACGATCTCCAATTTCCTCTGGGGGGGCGCGGTCGGCGGTACTAAATCCATTTCCGCACTCTGGGAAGCCATTCAGATCTGCTTGTTTCCTGAGCGCGAAGATATCCGCGTGATCATCGTGCGGCGCGAACTCGAAGAACTCCGGCGCACGCATCTCGACAAACTCGATCAAGCGGCCGACGCGATCTGCACCGCACTCGGCGATCCGAAAGCGATCAAAGTCACGACGCAACCGGCGTGCGCGACGTTCCTACACACCGGCGCCAAGGTGATCGGTGGACACGCATTAAATCGGGGCGATGAACGGAAATATCTCAGCGAGCATTACGATCTGTTCATCGGCGACGAAGCGACCGAGTTGCTCTGGGAACAAATCGTCGGGATTCAAGGCCGACTCCGCAACGATCCGAAGCGGAATAAAAAAGCGCGCATGATGCTCACGACGAATCCCGGCGGCCCGTCGCACCTGGAGTGCGTGCGGCACTTCATCACAAAGGACATCACGAAGGCCGAAAACCCGACGTATGATCCCGCGGACTACGCGTTCATCAAAGCGTCGCTGTATGACAACCCGTATTACATGAGCCAGCACGGCGACTTTCTCGAATACGAAAAGCGGCTGTGGCTGCACACCGAAGCCCGGCGCAAGCAACTCTTGGAAGGCGACTGGTCGGCCGTGGTCGGCCAGTTCTTCGAGAGCTTTGATCCGCAGTTACACGTCAGAGCGATCGCATGATGTGGCGCAATCCAGAAACCCTGACGCCGCCGCATGGCGTGACACATCCTGAGAAAGTCGAGATGCTGGCGCAGGAATTCGCCGCGCACGGATGGGGCAAAGGTTATCCCGCGCTCGTGGGCTACACCACGGCCGACGAACAAGTGCAGTTACTATCCGGCAGTCATCGATGGGCCGCGGCGCGACTGGCGAAGATTGCGATTCCCGTCGTGGTAATTCCGTTCACGGATATTTGCGCGGCGTGGGGCGATGAGGAAGCATGGCAACGAATCATGCTGATGGGCATTGAATCTAACAAGCTCTGATGTCGCGTGGTTTCGCGCCTTGCACTACGGCGGCCCGCACGTCTGCTTGTGGATCGCGATCTTGCCGGATACGTCGCTCCATGTGCGATTGGAATGCTGGCTCGAGCGCAGCGTGATTAGTAAATTCGCCGACGCGATGCGATCGGAAGGCCGCCGCCTCGGCATCGAGAAAGTCAAATACACCGTCGCTGATCGGCTCCAACTCCGGGGCAAGGCGATCGACGACACCGGCGAAACCCGGGCCGATACCTTCCGCCGCAATCAAATCGTCATTCGTGAAACCACGCACGATCCGATTCAAGGCTGGACGCGCATTCAAGAACTCTTAGGGCGGCGCCCGAGCGGCCAACCCTGGCTGACGATCCATCCGTCGTGCGTGCATCTTATCAGCGCCTTGACGCAGGCCGTGAGCGATCCAACGAACCCGGAAGACGTGCAATCGTTCGCGAATGATCAAGCGTTGCGCGCCTTGCGCGTGGGTGTGATGTCGCGCCCGGCCCCGAATCCGAAAACCAAGCCGCCGTTGCCGAAGGAAGCGGTCGGCCGCTTACTCGACGCCGTGCGCCGGGGCGAGCGCACCTCGGGGCAGTTGATTCAATGGCGCTAGTTCAGGCACACTAGGAACCGCCTTCATGCCGCCATCCACTCCGAAGATTCTGCCACTCGCCCAGAAGGGCGCGGGCTCGGCCGCCTATTGGCGCTCGCAATTGGAGTGGTCCGCGGAAGTCCGCAAAGAACTGCTCCCGGGTTGGCGCACGCACACCGACGCGTATCGGGATCGCGTGAAAGCGATCACCGGCGAAGGCCACACCTCAGTCAGCCCCGTCCGCGTGAATATCGAATTTGAGAAAACCGAACAGAAGCGCTGGCAACTGTTTTTCCGCCAACCGAAATTGCGCCTCCGGCCCTTGCCGCGCACCGTGCGCGATGCGCAACCCGATCCCCTCACCGGCCAACCGGGACGCGATCTCAAGCGCGTCGTCGCCGTCTTCACCGAAGTCTTGTCCTACCTCGTGGGCCCGAAGCACGCGAATCTCAAAGCCGTGATGGATGAGATTGTCTTCGATGTGCTCTGCCCCTCCGGGATCGGCTTCGTGAAAGTCGGCTACGAACGCTACACGGCCGGGACGGTGCCGATTCAGATCGGGATGCAACCCGATCCGCAGTTTCAGCCGCCGCCGGGTGTCCTGATCGGGCCGCGTGCGTTGCCGCCGATGGTGCCGATCATCGGGCAGGCGCCAAACATCATCAGCGAGAAATATTACGGCTCGCGCATTTCTCCCGCCCAAGCGCTGATCCCGGCGGAATTTCGGCAGAGCGATTACAGCGGGCAAGCGGACTGGCTCGGGCATGATTTCGAGATCACGCCCGCCGAAGCGACGCGCCGGAAGTGGCCGATCGATACCAGCCGATCCGGGAGTGCGACGACCGCCGACGACAATCAAGATCGCATCGTCGAACTGGATCGGAAAGGCACGTCACCGTCCGACAAAATCAAATGCCGCGTGGTGTATTACTACCCGCAACGGATCGATGGGAGCGCCGACCATCCGGACAAGATCCGGATGCTGGTGTTCGCGGGCGATCACGACGATCCCGTGGTGCATCAGGACTATCCCGATCAACGGTTCGACGATCGCGGGCGCTTCATCGGCGGGCTGCGCACCTTGCCGATCAAAGTCTTGACGTTGCGCTATGTGTCCGACACGGCCTATCCGCCCTCCGATTGCGCGATTTCCCGACGGCAAGCGGACGAACTCTCCGAATACCGCACGCAGATGTCCACGCATCGGCGACGAGCGGTGCCGCTCGAATGGATCGACGTGAACGGCATCGTGGACGAACGCATCAAAGATCTCGTGCGCAAAGGCGAGTATTACGACATCGTGCCGACCGATGGGCCGGGCGATCGCTTCATGGGGGCGATCCCCCGCTCGGCGTATCCGCAAGACAACTACCGGGCGAACGACTACTTCATGGCCGACGTGAATCGGCTCTGGGCGCTCGGCGCGAATCAATCCGGCACGACCGAAAAAACCGGGGCGACGGCGACGGAGATCGCGTCGATTCAACAAGCGACGGCGAACCGGCTCGGCGGCGAACGGGAAAAGGTGACGGTGCAATTCTATTGCGCCTTGGTCGAAGCGTTCGGGCAACTGGCGCAGCTCTACATGGACGAACCGTCGTATGTGGAAATTCTCGGGCAGGATGGCGCGAAAGTCGTGGAAGCGGTGACGAAGGACACGATCCGCGGCGAGTTTCTGTATGACATCGTGCCGAACTCGGCGGCCCCGCCGGATGCCGCGGCCGATCGCGATCTCGCGCTGAATCGGTATAACCTCGTGGCGAACGATCCGTTCATCAATCGGGAACGGCTGCTCCGTGACACCCTGGAAGCCTACGACACCGACGATATCGACCCGTTGATCAAGCAACCGCCGCCACCGCAACCGCCGCCCGAGAAGCACGCGATCAATCTCGCGATCAACGGCAAAGATCTCGATCCGAGTGCGCCGCAATACACGAACATCGTCGAAATCTGCAAAGCCGCGGGGATTGCGTTGCCCACGCCTTCCGTGGCGACGCCTGGACTCGCCGTCGCCCCGCCGCAAGGGCCGGCGAACGTGGTCGATCGGGAACGCTTGCGCATGGCGGCGACGGACAATGCCGATCAACGCGCCGGCGGCTTAACGGGCGTCGGGATTGGCCGGAAGCCATGAGCACCGAAACCTGCCCACGGTGCGGCCAAACGTATCGCGTGGGCGAAGATTACCGCTGTCCACATGGGCCAGTCGGATCCGGCGGCGTGATCGATGACACGATCGCGGGCGGTGCCCGATGGATGCACAATCTCGACGATCATCCCGTCTGGGTGGAAACGAAAAGTCAATTCAAACAGGAACTCGCGAGCCGCGGCCTGGTGCAAGAAGAGCGCAAGAATTACTCCAAGCAGGATCAGAGTCCCTACGCGACAAAAACGCGCCTGCGTCCTGGCGCGCATGATCCGTTTTTAGGCAGATAGCCCCGCAGTGTGCTATAAGGGAACCCGACTCCATGCCCGGACTGCTTGATCGCACGGCTGGCTCGATCGTCACCCCGCACGGTGAGATCCTCGATCGGCCGGCGACGCTGATCGGCGCCGATGCGGCCGCGATCCTCCGGACGTATTTCGTCTGGGCCCTCCGTGCGCAACTCGAACCCGAATACGTCTGCGCGACGTGTTACGACTACACGCGATCCTCGAAAGCCGTCTACCAGATCACGGACGACGAGATCACGATCATCTGCGCGTGTAGCATTCGCTACTTCAAGGGCGCGAGTCTGTTACCACCGCGGCTCGAGCCGTCGACGTCCGTCAAGACGGATACGACGGGCGTGATCGACGTGGCCTTGTCGGACGAAGAAGCGCGGCTGTTGCGGCTCTACAAAAAAGTGTTGATCGAACTCGGGTTGAAGGAAGCGCTCCGCTGTAATGCGTGTTACGCGTTGAATCAACCCGATGGCTGCATGGCGCAAGTGATGCCGATGTTTGTCTCGATTGTCTGTCGCTGTTCCAACCGGACGTATGCCGGCATGACGATATAAATCTTTTCGGTTGCGTCTAGCCTTAGCGGGCGAAAAGGAGTTGCCTTGACTCCCTGACACACCCAGCCATTCAAGGGTCCGACGCGATACAAGGGCGCGTTGATGTGACTGTGGCCTCCCAGTCAATCGACGCGCCTTTTGCTTTGTCAGTCGGATTCCTTCGGATGCCTGGTCGCGGGCCACGAGCGAGAGAGTGGCGCAAGGGCGAGTGAATCTATGAGTGATGAATTTACGAGTGGCGAGATCGCGGCGGTCGCTGACGAACTCAGCAAGACGCCGGAGCCTGCTTCGCCAGCGGCTCACCCCGAGAAAACTGAATCCGCGTCCGCTGACACGAAAGCTCAGCCAGTTTCCCCGGAACCCGTCAAAGCCGTCACGGATGGTCGTATTCCGTTGGCGGAGCACAAGCGCGTGGTGGATGGATTTTGGGAACGCGTCAATCTGCTCGCGTGGGCCGAAGGGCTCGATCCCGCGGAAGTGCGAGAAGCCATCGCGCAACGAAAAGCCGCAAGTCAGCCGAAACCTGCGGACGTGCCACAGCCCGATCTGCAAACCGAAGACGGGCGACGGCTCTATTCGGCGGATCAAGCGGCGGCCAGGGCCCGATGGGAAGTGCAGCAAGCGCTCGATCAATTCCGCGCCGAACAGGATCAACGCCTCGGGCCGATTGAACAAGAACGGGCGCAACGCGAACACGAGGCGCGCTTCGTCCGGGACGTGCAATCCGTGGCGAACCTCCCGCAGTTCAATGATCATCTCGACGCGATGACGAAATACGTGGCTGAGATGAATCAACGACGGCAGAACGGCGAACCGATCCCGGAACTCTCGGCCCGCGATGTCTACATGGCCGTGGTCATTCCGAAATTGGCAAGCCGGGAAGCGGATCTGATCGCGAAAGGCCGCCAAGCGGCGCTCGACGACCTCGACAAATCCACCTCCCGATCGCGCGATGACATCAATCCCGGCAAGCGGCCGGCGGTGTCAAAAAAAGCGGATCACGAGAAAGACTGGGACGAACTGATCGAAGAAACCGTCGCTGAGCTGAGCGCTCGGCGCTAGCCGTGTTGGAAAAGAACTTCAACACAGAAATAGCAGTGTAAAACATGGCAGATCCCAATGTTGGGGAAATCACGGCCACCGTGTGGGAGAAGAAATTCGGCTCGAAACCAACCGATAACATTTTTCTCTCCCGCGCGTTTTTCTTTTCGATGGGCAAGGATGGCTTCCGCGAAGAAGCCGACGGCGGGCGACAGTTTGAATACGGCGTGGAATACGCCGAGAACACCAACTTCCACTCCTACGGCGAAGTGGATTCGTTGGACACGACGCGCATCCCGGTGTTCGATGCGGCGCGCTACGATCCGAAGATCTGCGCGGGCACCGTGGTCATCACGGAACTCGAACGGATCCGCGCGCAGGCGAAAAGCGGGAAATACGATCTCTTGAAGATCAAGTTGGAGAATGGCAAGAACTCGCACATCTCCGACATGAACCGGCAGTTGCTCGGGGCCGGCGCGGGCGCGAATGACATCCAGGGGATTCAGATCCCGATCTCGACCACGCCCACGACGGGCTCGGTCGGCGGGATCAACGGGGCGACGTTCTCCTTCTGGCGCAACAAGCAAGCCTCGGGCGCGCAATCCGTCTCGGCGTATGACAATTTGCGCTCGGCGCTCACGTCGATCTACAACCAGTGCTCGCTCGGCGGCGTCAAGAATATTCCCCGCTGGGTCTGCACGGATCGGACGTCGTTCGGCGGCTACGAAGGCATCCTCGTCGCGATCGAGCAGATCGCCAACATGCAAATGAAGCAGAGCGGCGATATCGCGTTCGCGAACGAGATGTTGAAATTCAAGGGCGCGACGATGTTCTACGATGAAGACGCGCCGGCCGGGAACGCGTATCTCTACAACAACACGAATCTGAAAGTCGATTACTACAAGGGCGGCTGGATGAAAATGTACGCAGCGCGTGACCCCTACAACCAACTCGCCATGGTCACGAAAGTGGCGTCATTTCTGAATCTCGGAACGAATGCTCGACGTCACTTGGGCGTCGTCAGCGCAATCTCGTGAACGTGTTTCCATGTGCGGCCTTCGACGATCGCTTGGA